GGTTGTGTTGCTGGTTGTGTTGCTGGTTGTGTTGCTGGTTTTACAGTGCTAGGATCAATCGCTTTAAGGTCTGATATAAGGCTGTCATCTACTAAACCACTTTTAATAGCAGCACTTAAATTACCCATTACTTTACCAATAAAATCTCTTAAGAACATATCCTGAGCCATTTTTTGCTGCATAGTTTGGCCCTGGGCTTGACCAGTAATTTTTTTAAGTGCGGCAGAACCAACGTCCCCGATAATATCACTCAAGGCAAATTCATTTATTTTACCTTTATTTGGTTTCATTCTTTTTCCTCAACGACTTACTAAAACGATCTTGATCTTTGTATTTTATAGAACTAAGCAATTTTTTTTCAAGCAATTCTGCCTTTTCCTTATCATATTGTTTACTGATAAGTTCTAACAGATTTATTGCGCTTGTAATAATATTGTGGGCACGGCTTTCAATCACATGATTTATATCACGATTGCTGCCAATAGATTCTAGTTCTTCTAAAAGGCTACGAGTTTTTTTCTGCATATGGTCACCTTAAAGTATTTATCGTAATTGTGCCATATTATTTCTTTAAGGAATTCAATAAAGATTTCAATTTTGCACCCTCAACATTAGCTACAACTTTCTTAGTTTCTGCTATAATTTCCCCGGTTTCCTGATTTATTTTTTCTACAATTGTGCTTTGTGTCTTTAACTTGCTTAATAGATCATTGGGGCTAGGTTGCGGATTACTAGGCCTATATGAATTATTAGTTCCGTCAGGGTTAGGGTCTGTAATTCTCAATGTTTCTACGTTGAATTCCAGTTCAATTTTTTGCCCTACACCGCTGGAACTTCTAGTTTTCATTAGTTGAAGTTGATATTGACCGCGTTCGCGCATAGATCGTGATGTAAAAATGCCGAACACATTATCAGCAGTATTAATTTTACTAATACCACCTGAAATATGACTATGATCAAATTCGATTTCTTCTACTGCACTACGATTTAACTGACTTGCTGTAACGAACAAAACATTCAATTCCTTAGCTAAATTACGTAATTCTTCGCTTACATATTTGTCCTTAACAAACAAATCGCTAGGACTGACTTTTGCGCTGACGGGCATTAATAAATCCAAATAATCTACACACAAGAAATCGATCTTCATGCCAGTTTGTATTTGAAGTTCTTTGCAATATGCTCTTAAATCATTGACTGTACTTTGAGCAGGCATGTATTTTATGCGCAATTTACCAGCCTTTTTAGAAACCATTTTAACTTTCATTTCTACATTGTCAATGTCTTTGAAAATTTCACGGCTGCTAGTATCAGTCATCATGCTATCTATACGCATAGCACAAAGCCCCTCACTCAATTCTAATGTTACATAAACACCACTTAATCCCGCTTGAACCCAGTTAACCGATAAATTTTGCATAAACAAACTTTTACCTGAACCACTTCCACCTGCAAAAATTTGTAGTTCACCGCGATTAAATCCACCATATAGCTTACTATCCATTGTAGGCCAGCCAGTGCTATTTTGGCCATTATTAGATTTTAATGCCATTAATCGTGATCTAGGATCCATAAAATAGTCTGTGCCCATGTCACGTTGTAAACTAATTTGTACCGCATCTTTAACTATTTTTTCTACTGGATCAAAATCGCCCTTTTCTAGTAAGTCAGCACTTTTTAATATCGCTCTTTCAAGTTCTTGCCTTTTTGTAAATGATTCAAATTCTTCAAGAAACCACTCATAATGCCCATCACTGAGTTCAGGTATTACATTTACTTCTATACCTGTTGTTGCCTTTATCTGTGTAGGCTCAGGCATTATGTTGTATTTTTTGCTATGTTCTACTATAAACTCTGCTACAGGTTTCAAACGCTTATCAAAATTAGCAGGATTTATAATATTCATTACTCTGGTATACAACTCAGAGTTTGTAACCATCATTTGTAAAAACAATAATTGTATCTCTTGATTATATTCTTTTGCCAATTTTTTTCCTTTTCATTTCTACTTTTATTTTGTTATTAGTACTATTCTGTAAAATACTTAGTAGTGTAGGCAATCTGCCATATTTTACTACACTATCATTTACATCTTTAATATTATCATCCCAGTTAGGTAAACTTACATCGAAGCCCGAATCTAGTGCTTTATCTATAATTTCAAATCCCGATTTATCTTGATCTGGAACTAAAATAATTTTTTTGTTTAAGTTTTTTAATTGTATTATATGATCTTCGTTTAGTGTGTTAGATAAAAGTGCCACACCATTTATACTTAATGCATCAAAGATACCTTCTACCACAATGCATACTTCATACTCAGGTTTTTGTAAATCTAATCCGAATAGATATCCCGATTGTTGTTCGCTTATAAACTTAGGTATTCTATTATCTAAAAATCTACTAGTATGACCTACAATTTTACCATTATGTGTAAAGGGTATAATAATACGCTGACTATTTCTACCCACTAAATCGGGTGTTACCATAAAAGGATAAGTGTTATAATCTATTTTTCTTTTAGTCAAATAATCAATATAAATTTGATGTTTACTATTACTAATATCTATAAGTTCACAATTAGGAAGTTTTGTTGCCTTAAAGGTTATTTTTGTTTTACTTTTACGTACCCTAACAATGCTCAATAAGTCTTTATGCTGCAAACTTTCTAAACTATATTTGTTAATTTGTACTTCATCTATACCACACCACAACAAAAACTGTTTGGTATTTTTACTTATACTTTTTCCTAAGTTGAACCCGCATTTATATTGGCAGTTAAAACAATGGTAATTCCAATTATTATCATCTATAATTTTTATTCCACCACGCGCCCTTTTATCAGGTTTGTGTCCACGGTGATGGCAGCAGGGGGCATTAAAACTATGCCACCCACTCTGTGAAATTTTCTTTTTACCGGGAACTATTTGTAGAATATCAAACATCTAGTAATTATAGCACAAAACTGTGCAAAGTCTATAGATGTTTGGTTTTATCTTGCCAATATGTTAGTTACTGCACCCGTATTGCTAGTAAAGACCATTCTTATATAGGGATGAAAACCTCTAACAGTATAGCCCTGTGTATTGCTATTATTTGCATAGGTTGCTGTAGTAATAGGATACCAATCACCATCTACAATAGTAGAACCCTCAATTGCAACGTCGCCGTTAAACTGATGATAACTAGTTTGTATGGTTAATATTGGATTGTCTTCGGTGTTAATTACACTGCTATAATAAGTATTTGCATTTGGTAAAACATTGCTTATACTATTATTTGAATCTATATTAGGAAATGGTTGTCCGGTTGGTATAGTAACATTTGCTGATGGAACGAACGAAGGTAATACAGAATTTACTATATTCATATCGCCACGTGCGCCAGCATTTTGATCTACAAATACTGGGTAATCAAACTGTCCAACTGGTATTTCTAGTGAATAATGGGCTAGTTGTGGTATAATATCTTCGATTTCAGCGGCATTTAACATAAGTGCTGCAATACCGGTAGCTGGTAATTGCAATGTTAATACCTTTTCAATCAAAACTTCGGTGCCATTATTATTGATAACACGACATTTAATTTCTTTTCCTGTAATATCCACTGGTTTTTGTTCTTGATTTAAGAACTGAAATTGTATTTGATTATCCACTCCCTTGTGCAGGGTCAATGTTTTAGCGTAAACTGGCATGTATTTCCTTACCGAATATCCTGACAAGAGGACAACGATTTGACGTTGTATATAATAAAAAACAGAAGTTGAGTACACAAGTTAAAGCTCCTTGTTACTATTTATTTTTTATTTATGAAAATATTTATAGTCGATTACCCAGATTAAATAAAGAATAAATCAACAACTATGAATAACAAAGATTTCTTTATCAAATTAAGTGAAAATCACCCCTTTATATCCGTTTGTTCCTACAATAGTCAGGATTATGTAGGAATAATACAAAATCGTGACGATGTTGTTACTACTATCTATGATTATGGTGCAATTATTGATAGTAAATTAAAGGAGAAGTTTCTTGAATTGGGGGATGTTTGGTGGTGGGAAAGCAATCGACTAACCCCAATAAACCTATTCCTAAAAGAAGAATGGAGTATTTTCAAACCCTTTTTACGCACCTTTACAAACAAAGGACTTATCGTCGTACACGGTCCTGTTTGTAGCTTGACAGAATTATATAAGCGTAGAACTAAAAGACGTAGTATTACTTTGGTAAGGCGTATGCCTTAAGTTTTTTAGTTTTAGCTTGTCTTTCTCTAGCTAATTTTAAACCTAATTTGCTTGTTTTAGTATCAAAACAAACACCATCTAGGTGATCATATTCATGTTGGAATACTCTAGCCATAAAACCATCTAATGTTTTCTCTACAACGTTCCCTGATATATTTTGGTATTTAACCTGTATTTTTTCATAACGATTAACATGCAACCAAAGATCAGGAAAGCTTAAACAACCCTCAGTATCTCTAACTGAGCCTTCCCCACTTAATATTACGGGATTAATACAGGCTGTGAGATTGTCTTTATTACCCATAATAAAGAGTCTTTTATTCACACCGACTTGAGGTGCGGCAAGGCCTATCCCGTTATTTTCAAACATTATTCTTGTCATTTCCTTGACAAGTTCTGTGGGATCTTCTAAAGTAAAATCCCAATCGACTGATTTTTCTCGTAGTGTTTTATTCATTTCATCAAGTAATTGAATGTTCATATCTTACAAATCGTGTAGTGCCTATTCAAACAATCACACTCCTTCATGTTCTTGTTCGTCAAGAAGATTCATGTGTACCGCGACAAGCCAGGCATAGGAAATTGAATGACTCTTTTTGAAGCTGTAGCCGTCACTCCCTTTTTCCCATATTGTTTTAGCAACTTCATTCCAGGGTAAACCTATCAAATGTTTTTTACCTGGACGAATAAGTGCTAAAAACATACTAAGTCTAGGTATACTATTTACAGGTTCCGGCATTTTGGTTAGTGTTTGATAATGATTTCCTATATGTATTAGTTTTTCTACAAAATATGGATTATTTAGTTTTTTCCAGTTTGGTTCGCGCATAAGAGATAACAAATGTTGTTCATTTCTTATCTTGTCATACACATGTACATTTAGTATGTCTAATTTGAAATACCCACGTTCATTAGCTATTGTATAATCTAATGAAGCCATATTGTTTGCAGGATCATATGGGATATCGGTAATATATACACCCGTAGGATGTTTGCGCATGGGATTAGCATTACGCATACTTGCAGGTATATGTTTAATTAATGATAATAACTTATCACGATCAGCTACATCAATATCAATGTCTGTTTTTAATTTCAAGTTACTATACCTAATTTAATTAGTTTTTTGTATGCGTCTTGTACAACAATTGCTTGATGTTCGGCATCCTCGACTGCACGGTGTGTAGTTTTTGTTTTGTATTTCGCGTCTTTTAGACTTACACCAGCAATATCATATAATGTTCTAGTATCTCTGACTGTATAGAAGGGCCAGGGTATAGGATTAGGATAATCAGTTAATGTTTGTTGCATGCCTGTTTCACAAGCTACAACGTCAAATGCTGCCCCATTACTCCAAACTGTCTTTCTGTTCCAACAAAACTTGTATAATTGTTCCATACAATCTTTAAATGGAATTCTTCCCTTATCACTTAATGCTTCTTCAAGTGCTTCTGGACTTTGTTGACTCCACCATTTTAATGTTCCTTCATCTATAACTCTGTTATAAATTTCAGTTTGGTCTTCAATTGTGGGTCTAAGTTCTAGTTTATCTACAACACCTGTTCCCTTTACGTCAAAGGTAACAACACCGATTGTTAATATAACACAATATGGGCTTGTGCCTAATGATTCTAAGTCTATCATAACCGAATTACTCATAAAGCCACTTTCAAAGATAAAAAAACATGTATATAACGAATAGGATTAACAGCACATTTATTTACAAAACAAGTATTCGTTGTGATATGATAACATGATTAATAATTCAAAGTCAAGAATTATTGATCCCACTATATACACAGAAAAACATTATATAATTCCCAAAAGCCTAGTTGTAACGATTCTAAAGACAATTTAGCAGT